TTCAAAGAAACTTTCGTCGGAATTCATAGGTTTAAAACTGCTTTACTTGTACGTTTAATATAATTTAATCTTGCTGCATCCCATTGTATTTTATCTTTGAGTGGTTTAGATATCAACTTCTTAACTGTAGTGACATCTATCTCTAACTCTTCACATATGGATGTAACTGCTTCAATGTAATTGATGAGACCACTGCTATCTTTAACACGATTCTCAACAAGAGCGGTAAACTTACCCTGAGTCATAAATTTTTCTTCAATTTCTTTCATGATGATAATCCCTCAGTGTAATACCTGTAATCTTTTATCCAATCAATGAGGGTATTGATGTAAGGGACTTTGTCATACTTCTCAACCACCTGTGTCTGTCCATCTTCTGCAACAGATATGGTGACAAGTTTATCAACCTCTATACCAGTTAACTCCCAATACATGTAAGCATATGCTGCTTCTTGCACGAAGTATTTCTCTAGGTATTTCTCTTTCTTTAATGTGCCAGTAGTTTTAAAGTCAATGATTGCTAACTCGTTATCAAACTCAGCAATGCAATCAACGCGACCAGCCAGATAGAGATTGCGAGAATAAAGAGGGGTTTCAAGAGCATGAATATTAGAAATACGATTAAGAACCTCACGACTAGCCCCAAAAAGGTACTTGGCAAGACCCTTGCTCTCCTTAACTTTCTCAGATTCATTTCTTAAATAGTATTCAACAATAGAATGATATTTAGTGCCTCGCCATGCTGCAGCACGTCTTATCTTCTCCGCTTCAGTATAACCGATTCGATTCTCCCAGTCAAGTATCCCTTGCTTGGATTGATGACCTACTACAGTTGTCACACTAGGTACCCAAACGTCATCTAGTTTATAGAAACGTCCATGATTTAGAGTTTTACTTTCTAATTCCTCTAAGTCAGGAGGATTGCCCACATAATTAAACATTAATTAAACCCCATATTAATTTTACTGATAAGGTATTCCTTAACGAGACCAGACCTAACGATATCATCGATACCAAACTCAGTGCATGTGAATGAAGGCATTGTCTGTAGAATTTTGAGGAAGTCTAAGACTCCATTCTTCTCATTACTCTTTGCTAAATCAGATTGTGCGTAGTCTCCTGAGAATATAATTCTAGAATTCTGACCCACTCTTGTTATTATACTATCTAACTCATGAAAATTCAAGTTACTAAACTCATCCACTATAATAATACAGTTGTCTAATGTAGTACCACGTATGAATGATGTAGACCAGAATGAAATAGTCTCTTGGTTTCTTAGGTTGGCATAGAGTGATTCAAATGCATTGTCATCAGGCATTTCAAACATAAACTTTACCATGTTTTTATATGGTATCTGATATAAGTTTGACTTATCCTCATGGTCACCTGGGAGGAAACCAATCTCTCTCGTAGGCACAAGAGACCTGACCATATAAACTTTTTCATATGGTGAGGAAGGTTCTAATACCTGTTGGATTGCTAGGTATAAACTGATAAAAGTTTTACCTGTACCTGCTGCACCATGTAGGACAAGGTTTTGTCCTTTATCATATGCATCAAAGACTAACTCCTGATTAGGTGTTAGTGGCTCAATTACTTTAAGGTGCTCAAGGTTAATAGGTTTTCTTCTCTTCATCTGCTTAACAGAATATTGGGAGAATGCTCCGTTACCGTTACCGTTTTTCTTTTTAGCGGGCATAATTTAGGTATAGCGACTCAAGTTCGCTCGTGGATGGTCTGATTGAATCTTCTGCATTACTTCTTTGAATCCATCAGATTGTTTAGGGTCACCGTAGGCAACACCACCAGTCCCTGCAGACCAGTCTTTATCCCAATCAGGATTCTCTTTCCTCCACTCATCATACTTTTTCATAGACATGAGAAGCTCTTGTTTCTCCCCAGTCTTAGTATTTATTACGGGATATGTAGGCATTTCTAAAGTCCTCTACTGTGTTTGCCATTTGTCGGTAACCTGTACCAACATAGATTTGTCCTGCTACAACAGATATTGTAGCGATGCCCCAGAAAATATAATAAAACCTAGATTTAATCTGGTATCTTTTCTTGAGCAGTTTTGCTGAATTAGTCATCGTGGTCGTCCCATGGATCAGTTAACCCTTTGTTTGCAAAGAATCCTTTATACAATCCATACCCTGCTAACAGTATTGTGATTACTGCTATTGATATTGGGAATGTAATGTCTGGGTCTAAGTTAAGGGGTGTTATCATAATATTTTTAGACAGGGTTGTAAGTTATTCCAGTATTCATCGTTGTCATCACAGTTACAATCTCCTTTCTCAGGACACCAACCCATTGCCTTAGCAACGATTGGAAACTGACAGATAAGATGCTCTCTGCATAGATTAGCGATGTCCATGTGCTCTTTCTGCGTGCCATTTGCTGACCGCAATTCAATGTAGTGTAACCAACTACGGACACTACCACTCATGTAAATTCTGGTTGGAGTTGCTAAAGGCAAGACCATTCTAGCACACTCTTTAGCAATTCCTTCGTCTAACATTTCAGCGTAGATATGTTGTGCTTGAAAGAAGTGCTCCTCTATCTTAGCATCAAACTTTGCTTTGACAATCGGGTCAATGTCATCGATACTATTCTGTCTATTCTTAGTATCTTGACGACGTAAATCGGGGACAGGAATGTCACCTAACATCCCTGCATCAGCATAACGTTGAGAAAATTCTTGGAATGTAAAACTTCTGTGTCTCAATACCTGTGCTGCGATAGCACGTGTGGTATTAATCTCAAGTGTCATGAATGCCTGCTCAAATACAGACCAGTGGTTGTGTTTGATACAGTAACTCAAGAGTCCTTCTACAGATGGGTTGTCTTGATTCTTTGGGTTACTCACACGAGCAACGTAACCCATAGTTTTCTCTGCGTCAGGTGTCACAGAAATTAAACATACTTTAGTCATGCTTAAATAAAATTCTTGCGATTACATAAAGTCCAACTGCACCAAAGTATCCTATGGTTGCAATTCCGAATGTTGGTAGTGTCATATTCCATACCAACATTAATACGAATGGTTTAACAGTGAAGTCAGCAATAGTTTTAACTGCTTGCTCTCCCATCTTTACATTACGAAGTCTCTCCTCCTCTTTTTCAGTGAGTACCTTCTCGTCTTGTGCTTCTTGTTGTGCTTTCTTACGAGGGTCAAAGAATACGTAATCGTTTGCCATTATTTTTTGCCTTTTTTGGCTTTCTTCTCTTTGGGGTCTTGCCATATTTTTGGATTAATCTTTCCTGCTGTTTGTGTAATCGCCTTCAATCCTTTTCCATACTTATCATAGTAAGCATCGAATATCTCAGATTGTTTGATACACATAACTATATCATACTTTGTATGACCATCAGGTGCAACATACTCTACAAGGTATGCAGTATAAGGTAAGGAGGGGTCGTTTGCTGCCTCTATGAGACAATCAGTAGCGAGTGTCTTCACTATTTCCTGCCTCTATTACCCCACTTGATTGATGGAAATGCTTCTTCCACAACCGCTTTGGTAATCCGATACTTTTTGTGAAGGTTTTTATTTATTGCTGAGATAACAACTTGTGCCTCGTCAGCATGTAGTCCTTCTAGTAGTGCAATAAACATAGACTCAATCTTTAAGGGAGGCAGATTGTCTGCTCCACCTTTAAAAAAATAGTATAGTTTCTTGCCTTCTTTCTCGAGAAGAGTGTGCTCTGTGCCCTTAGGTGCTTCGTTAGGTGTATAAGGGACATCACCTGGGGGAATTCTAGACACCAAACTCTCATCATAATTCATAATGAATATTGACCTTAGAGTCTGTGTGTTATTATCCTGCAGGATTTTTATCTTCTGTGCTTTTGTTTTAGCATTGTGTGCCTTACGAAGCACTTCAGAAATCATTAATTTCATAGTGAAAATCTAACTAAGATTCTTCATCATCGTCTATTGTAGCATCTTCATCCGTAAAGCGCAAGTATAATAACTCAGATGGGTCTGCATATCCATCTTCTCCTTGCATCTCAGGATGAATAGTAACAGCAGCATAGTCTGCTTTCTCTTCCCATGTATCAAAAATCCCCTTAAGATTCCAAGATATGATGGCTCCTAAGAGGAATGCTCCGACGGTTAGGAAGAATGCCATGTAAATGAACTGTAATTCTTGCATGGGCTACTCCGTGATGTACTTTATTTAGTAACTTTTTTTCTCCCAGGTTTTCGCTCGGCATGATACTTCCAAGCGTCCTCTAGGATGCTATAAAGATAAGTTTTTATCTTCCTTGCTTTTGGTTTAGGGATGTGTCCATAGGACTCCCTAAGTTGTGCATCGCCACCTTTAATGTAACCTTCCAACTCTAGCACAGCGTTACTAAGTTCTGCTGCTACAGAGGATTCAATGAAGTCATTGACTTCTCTTCGTGTCCATTTCTGTGCTTTTAAATACGGATACATCTTGAATAAAAATCTCCCATTGAGCATCGCTTCATCTATTGCTCGGTCAACAAGAGTATACAATTCTTCGGTATTCTTTTGCATTATAGGTAGGTGTTTTCTCGTAGGTATTTTACAGTTTCAGTGCAACCACCCATCTTATGTCCAGAGATTATTACTTGGGGGAAGGTTGCTCCGTTACCAAACTCACTATAAAACTGCTCTCTGGTGAAGTTTGAGTTGAGCTTATACTCAGCATACACCCATCCCTTTGATTTGTAAACCTCTTTAATTTTTGTGCAGTAAGGGCAACCGTCTCTTGTATAGATTGCTGTATTCCCAGGTCGTTTCATTTAAAATAGAAAAAGAAAAGGAGGGTATAATACCCTCCGATGTATTACAACTTTATATAGTTTAGAAAGTGTACTTAAGTCCAGCTTTTCCTGCCCAGTTTACGTCATCTTCAGCAGTTGCTGCAGATAGCTCACCATATACTCCTACACTTTCAGTGATGGACTTACCACCACCAACGTAACCGATTAGTTCGGTGTCACCAAACTCATCAGCAGATTCTGTGTGAGTAACTGTAGGACCACCAGATACATACCAGTCAATTCCGTTAGGAGTTGTGCCTTCGTATCCAAGTTGGAATTCCCATGTGCCTGACTCATATGCTCCGTCTGGATATGAACCACTTGCTTCTACATTGACGTAAGGACCAGCAAAAGCGGCTCCAGAGAATAGTAGAGGTGTTGCTGCAAGAGCAGCGATTGTTGATTTAATCATTTGTATTTTATTGTCTCGCAGATAATAAAAAACCTGCGGATGTTAGACTACCCCGACATGGGTGTCTTTGAATCTACGCAGGGGCACGATCTTTCGATCCCTTTGTAATTTTATATATGTTAACACAATCTTAAGAAAGTGTCAACTGTTACTCTTCGATGTCGAAGAACCAATTAATAGCACGAATGTAATCGAATGTATCCCCTATATCCTTGTCACAATCGAGAGAATATTTCCTATCGCACAAGAATTTGCGTAATTCATACACAGATTCAGCACGAAATTGTCTCACATTGTTTTCGTCATAGAGGATGTACTTCATTCCATTTCTTTATTGCTATCCTTACTAATTATATCACGAATCGCTGACATGTCATGGTCGGTTAGTACGGTTTCTGGATTGTCACCCTCCTCCTCACGTGGGTCTTCGACAGGTGTGAGTTGTTTACTTACCCTTCCCAAATCTTCTTCAAGGTCTTTCATGTAGTCAGTAGGTTTAGAATCCATACCCTGCACGATTGAAAGATTACTCCTCCAATACTTCTGCATCTTCTTCATCATCTTTTTCTTACCCTTAGGGTCGTCTTTATATTTCTCGATGATTTTACGGAGTTGTCTTAACTCTCTTGATGATTTTTCGAGTGACCTTTCGGCTGCACTCTTTCCAAATCCTGCCATTACTCTACGTCGTTAATAATTAGTTTGAATCTGACACGATATTCTTTTCGGTCAGTAGTATAATACCATATCGGAGAGTCAACTAGGTGTGACTCCTGATAGATTGCTTCCTTAGAATATCTATCGACATTCTTTGCTTCCTCATAATAAGCAAGAAGATTTTGCTCTGGGTGTTGGAAACCATTCCTATAGTCAGGGAAGTATGGTGTCCTGTTAGTCTTCTCTCCTGCTGTTGCTCTAACAGGTGGCCAGAATAGGTCAAACTCCATACCATTTTGGTAACCATTACCTCTATCAATAACATCCATCACTCGGATGAGACATTGCCAATAGTATGAGTTAGATGATACACCTCTGTCTGCTGATGTTGCCATCAAAGAATAGAATGTAAAACTTACTCTTACCTTAGCAGGAGTAGATGTCATACCTGAGTCCTCTGCTACACCACCAGTGAGGATGTAATCATGGACGAAGGTAATAGGACTCTGCCAAGGATTATTATGCCACGATTGTGAGATAATATTCTTATAGTTTATATCAACTCCTTGAAATTGTCCACCCACCTTCTCTAATCCTGCATTGACCATGTGCCATGGCCATGCTCCACGTGCTGCAGTGAAAGGAAGTTTCTCTCTTAGTAAATCTTGTGATGCCGATGCTATCTGGTCGTATGCATATGATGGATGGAAATTTAATGCAGTAACTAAATGCTCTTCAAGTAAATGATTATAATTACCACACATCTCTGAGATAACATCCTCTATATCAGACGTCTGATACCCTGTAACACCTTCTGGTAGCATACCAGTATCAATATATCCATCAAAGTTATTTGGCATCCATAACATGTCAACGTTAGTGCCTCTAGCATCACTGTTGTTAGCATTGCCTGGGTGGTTTGCTACGCTCTGTGCTGTCACAGATGGCATAGGGACTGCTGCATTGTTTGACCACACCTGTGTAGCAGTGAAACCATTAGTTGAATCATCTGCACTAATAAAGTATGAGTCTGTTTTATATGACCCTGCCATCCACTCGTTTAAACCTTTAGCACTAGGACTATACTGCATCTGTAGTCCTTTAATTCTACCATCAGTAACAGTGGTAGCATTCAATGTATTGATAGCAGGAGCACCAGTTGTCTCTTGAATCTTGTCATCTATGTTAGCAGTGATTAGATTAATTGTGAACTGGCCATCATAACTACTTGCTGTCGAATTAAATAGAGAAACTGCGGGAGATATAGACGTATTAGGTCCGCCAGATATAATTTCTGGCACTTCAAAAGTCAAGGTGTCACCTGAGGTTAGACTAATCTCATCTGTGATTGCTTCACCTATAGGTGGCCAGTATTGTGCTTCCCATATCTTCTCGTAAACTGTTACAGAATTCTTCTTAACTCTTATCTTAAATTTTGTGCACTCTCCTTGTAGTCCACCTGTAATACCACCACCAGATACAAACACAAGGGTAGAAGGATTAATTATCTCAAGTGTCTGTGACTGATTCAGTTTGTTACCATAACCTCCTAAGCATGTGCCACACTCATAGTCGTTACCATTACCATCGACAGTGACAACCATACTACCACAATCATTTCTCTGTAGCACGATGTCTTGGAAACCTTTTTGTGTTGACCTATCATCGCATGCTCTATCTTGACTTACCTTCCTAGTAATTCTAGGTGGTGCTGCATTCTCATAAACATATCCAATGACACCATCAAAGGTAGGCTCTCCTTCCCACCACTCTACCTTGTGATAAAACTTAAGGTCATTATAATCATTGTCACCATTTATCAAGTCTTCCCAGAGTTGATGTCCACTACCTATCCACTTGGTCTGGTCTGTATCAAAAGGATTCCATCTATTGTCAGAGAAGAGACAGTAATTATTTTGTGATGATAATATACCTGTGCCTCTAAATCCTCCTTCGTATGGAGAATTCAATGCCTCGAAGTCTACCTGTTGTCCTCTACTTAAAGACTGGACTCCTGCACCATTGGGTATTATAAAGAAACCCATAGTCCCACCCGCATACTGCTCTAGGTATTGAGTGCTGATAGTAATAGACTCTTCAGGCTTGTTTGACTTTGACTCTGGGACAACAATATATCCTCTGACAGGTCCATTACTATTTGCTAGATAAAACCCGAGACTATTATTGTATGCTGCATATCCATGCTCACAATCAATAATAATTCTTAAATTTTGTCTAGGATTCTTTGGTATTCTATATGAGTTTCTCTTTTCATGTCTTTCTGGTGGTTTCTCTGGTATCTCTGCGTCTATAGATGCCATGTGGTCAAAGTTAGTTTGCGCAAACTGACGGACAAGTGCTTGGACTTTGTCACCTTTCTTTCTTCCATATCCTATAGACATATCTTTTCTAAGAAAAGCATGTCCTATCACAGACTGAAATACATAACCATTATCATTAAGGTATTGTCTCTCTCCATTTCCAGGTCCGTCAGGTGCACCTGGGTTTGTTGTTAATATACTATCTGTATTGCTAGAAGAATAGAAACTATAAATCGGGACAGTCTTACCTTGTATTGGGTCTTTTAAAACATGGAAGGCTGGCTCACTCTGAGTGAGTGTGTAACCACTAGGAGATTCATTAGTATTGAGATAAAGGTGGTCTCCCTCTTTCTCTCCCACAACCTCGAAGTCTAAAAACGCTGTGCTATTTCCTACGTTAAAACTATATGTCCATGTTGTGCCGATAGGTGCTGTCCCTGTCCAACTACTAATCCACCACTCACTATCCCAGTCGTTACCATCATCAATAGGAGTAACACTGACGTTTACTGTGATACCACTGTTGCTAGTTGTAAATGATTGAGTTGTGTTATTAGAAAATATCTGTGCTCCACCTTCATTAAATACTTTTCTGTTTGTCCACTGACCATACTGGTCTGTAGTCTGGACTGTCCCTGCCCACATGCCATTCTGATTTCTATGATTCATTCTGACATTGATTCCACCTGAGTTGAGTCTATGCTCATAGACAGGTAGTCTAGTAGGAAAACAATTCTTAATGCATATCTCACTCTTGTTAGATGACCAACCAGTCATTTGATAGTCATCACAGTCTGCCTTAGGAGGTGTCCATTGACCTCCCATATAAGGACGCATCATACATTCCTGTGCTTCTCTAACACACCTTTCCCATTTCAAATCAACAGGCATGTCTGCATCATCACAATAATATATCACCCCTGTCTTAACGTGTTGATATTTTCCTTTCTCTATCTGATTAAGTAAACCTCTAGCATCTAACTCTGCTACCTCTACACAATCATTCTCTGGTTTACCAATCGTTACCCATGTCTTTCCTGTTGGAGGTTGTGGTGGTTGGACTGTGATGTCACCTGTAAAATCAAATGGATTACCTACGAGAGGATTAATGAAGTCAACAATCTCGCTTAGGTCTACATTTATCGCACCACTATCAACAACCTCAGGGACAAACTCTGTGAAAGATGTCAACCCTAAGTCAGGATAACATCTACCTACAAGTTGTTGAATTACTTGGTTAGGTGATGGTGTAGGTGGTGGAGGTGTAACTGCCTGTCTCTGAGGCACACTGACTTGGTCTAGAGTGTTAGGTTGGTTAGGTATAGCACCTGTATAACAACGTGCTACTATACCACGAATAACCTCAGACCCACTTGGAGGCACAACGTTTTGACCCACTGGTTGTTGTGGGGAGAGAGGTCCTGTAGATGCAGCAGACCTTACATTATCTTGGTCTAAGTTAGACCGTTGGTTGACAATGAATCCACCATAACATCTAGCGACTATATCTCTTATACGTTGCGAGGACATTAATTATCCAAATCCTTTCGACTTATTTATGTCTACTACCTCAACCACTGCATTTCTTTTGTTACCCCAAGGTGCTATCTTAGTAAACCAAAAGTATTGCATTGATTCATAGTCAGGAAATGTAATTGCTTTTCCATTACCCCACTTAATCTTATACTCATGTCTATCGTATGGTATATCCGACGTTTGCTTAAAAGTTTTCATAAAAAAAGAGGGTCGTGAGACCCTCAGTATATCATATCCGTTTGATTATATCAACCGATTGATGGAGCAGTTAAAGCAACCTCTGTAGTCTCAGCAGATGCTAAGTCTAGTGGGAAGTTGTGAGCATTACGCTCGTGCATTACTTCCATACCTAAGTTTGCTCTGTTTAATACGTCACCCCATGTAGGAATGATTTTACCGTTAACATCAACAACTGATTGGTTAAAGTTGAAACCATTCAAGTTGAATGCCATTGTGCAGATA